AAGAAAGGAGAGACCCTAACTACATTCAACGAACCAAGGTAGATTCTCTTCCTACGATTTATATTCGTTGGGGATACGGGACTAAAACAACTGACGGTCTTTCTCAAATTCATAAATGTAGGTTAGCCGACCTTGAGTATTTTATGAACGCCAATGAAGATAAAGTGGTTGAGTTGTTATTGACAGATTTATTTTCTTTCACTAAAACATCACTGACATTTAACAACAGAGAACATAAAGCTGTAGTGGAGTGGAAAACGGATGATAAGCCAGAAGGAAAGCTTCCTGGAGAGATGCTTCAAGAACTTTTGGCTAAGTATACGTCCATCTACCCTGAAATAATGGTTCTAACTGATTTTTATACATCTCCTAACGACGATGGAGGGTCCCCTCGGTCTTATGGACAGTCAATAGACGCCAAAGTGGCTGGTATTGCAGAAAATCTGGCGAAAAGTATGCAACAAAAAGCCGCTTCTAACTATCAAAAAGCTATACGTATATTTGATTCTTTAGAAACGAAAACCACAATAGAGAACGAATTTAAAGATAGTCAAGGACCAAACTCTTATGGCGCTTACCAAGCGAAGACGGTACACGACAAACGTTACGAAACTTTATCGGCTGACTCTAGTCCGGATGAATGGAATGATTTTGTTTCTAAATTACCCACTGAAGTTAAAAAGGAGATTGAGGACAAATTAAATGCTCCTGCGGATGCCATTGTAGAGTGGAGCAGAGTTGCTCAGGGAGTAGTAACCCCCTCTGTAACTTTACAAGCTCTTAAAATGTTTTTTAATAATATAAATTTAAAATGGTCATACGGGTTAGAAGATATTAATGAATTGTTAAAATCCGGAGTTTTAGTACCTACTCAGTTAGACGAGGACGTGGCTCCTACTCCTGGAAATCCTGAAGATAAGGTTCGAAGTGAAATAATGGATGCTGAGTCCACGTTCTATGAACAAATGCCTGAAGGTTCTCTGATTGACATTGTTAGAAAGACCCCTCCTACGCAACTGCCCAAGGTCGCCGGAAGCTTTCAAGATAGACGGTTAGGATTTTATCCAATGGTGTTAGGTCCCGCAATAGAAAAAAAGATATCTAACGAACCGTTAGCTGATATAAATGATATAAATTTAAGCGGAACTTTATCTGCTATCGATGCTTATAGTGATGTTGAGGAGAATGTAGTAATACCAGATTCAGGGTACTTACTCAGCGGTATAGTTGTTGAGTTATCTCAACAAATTACTAATTTAGGAGACTCTTATCTTATTAATTATTTGGGTACGGGGGAAGGCGATAGCCCCGAATTCACAGCCAACCCTAAGAGAGTTAAACTATTTGGGGTAACAACTGTCGCAAAACAAAATAATAATCCTTTAAATTCAGATGCACGTGGAGATGACCCTGATGGCTTTTATTTATTAAATTGTTTTCCTGAAGGTAACGGTTCTGATAAAGCACTTCTAATAAGAGATATTCCTACTACATATCCAATTGCACAAGACGACCCAATCCTTGTAACTCCTTACGAACTTGGGTTATCCGATTTAGATGTTTACGATAGTAATCCATTAGCGCAAGCTTTCCCTCCACAAACAACATCCACAAGGGTTAACAAAGGGGCGAAAAGAGTTTTGCGCCAACCAACACCAGAAGACAAAGCGGAAATGGAATCAGCGGGATACGCTCCCATTTATTTAAATCCGGGTCCCGTAAAACCGAACTTTAATGCGAGAGAGTTACGACAAGCAGATGCTTTCGGAGAATACTCTACGGCTTTTGAGTGGACCAGTGAAGACTATTTTTCTCAATTTAACCGCGATACTTTAGACTTTGCAACTAATACAGGTGCAAATTTACCTCCTATAGATGTAATGGCTTTAACACCTGCTCAAGTCGACCCTTATAGACCAGAAAAACCTTCTTTTGAGTATGCTCGTGCTGGTTATACTCCCGCATACGAAAAAACTCCAAACGACGGTAGTGTTTTAGGTGCATCTCCATTAGAATTAGACCGACCTCAATTGTTTGAAGGAGATTTACGTTACCCTGTATACGATATCGATACAGGAAGAATGGCTAAAGTTATCGTTTGGGATGAAGACACCCAAACTGAGATTCAGAATCCGCAAATACCTCACGGAAGCCCTTTACACACCTGGGCTTACTCAGCGTCAGGGTACAATTACCTGAATATGCCCTTACGCCTAGAACCTACCCTTGATACTTATCGTTATTTGTGCGAGGTTGGTGAAAGACAAACAAAAGAAATATTAGAACAAAGTTTAGATATACAAGGTCCCTTACTACTCCCTCCGGAAATTAAAGATTTTTCTTTACCTACATTTGAAACTAAGTTAGGGAGAGTATTTGAAAATCAAGGGTACCTGACATTAGCGACAGAAGGGGAACGTCCAAATATCGAACAAGCTTTAAACGCAGTAACAAACTCATTAAATAGTTTATTAGATGACCAAGCTAACAAACTTCAATTAATACAAGTTAGTACTGCATCGATGACATCGGAACAAAGAGATTTTTTTGTTGGGGACCAAGGACCTTTACCAGACAGCCTTACAATGCAACAAAAAAGAGAGATATTGGACAACAACAAATTACTAGTGTGTTTAGGAACATCGGATTTTGTAAACGCCTTTACTACGTTTATGGTAAATGATGTTTACTCGTTCCCGGAGACCGTACAGTACGATAAACAAGGAAAGCCTATGAAAGACGTGGTTAAATTAAACTACGCCACCGAAAACTCTATTGTTACTGATTTAAAGTTTACGGGGGAAACCAGGTGGGCGTTCGCGTTAGGTCAATCGGTGTATATGGAAAGATATTACGGGGCAATAAACGATTATTTTTTAGAAGAGTCCGACCAAACAAATTTTCTCATATCCACCATCGGAACTTTGCTTCAAAAATCTATAGAGTTAAATAAAAACATACTAGAAAGCAACCAGTTCACTCAAGGCAGTAAAAATATAGCAACCCAAAATATAAACACCTTTCAAGGTGCTGCTGGTAGGATTACAGCCAATGGACAGCCCGGAGAAGTATTCAGAACTTACGAAGTTATCGACAGCGATATTTTAGCTTTGCTTCCTGGATTAGTTGCAAGTTTTACTAGCACCCAACTTACTGATATGTTCGGAGCCGCAGACGTCAAAAAACTTTTAGTTCTTGCTGAGATGTGCGCTGACCCTGAGTTATTCAACTTAGTATTCCCGGAACTTGAAATGAATACTCAAAACACTAATAACAATTCTACTTATAATTCATTAATAGGTTTTGGAAATACAACTGCAGAAGTTGAAAATCTTATAATGCCTAGAAAAATCGATTTTGCTACAGCTTATCAACGCATGGGTGGTGAAGAAGGGTTGGCTGTACAGAGAAAAATGATGGATTCCAAATTTATGTTTGCGCAAGCGATGTTAGATGAGATTTGGGAAATTGAAATCGAAACGTTAGGTATACCAGAGATGGACGTAGGAACTACGGAAGTAATGGAAAGAGTGATTGCGTTGTGGGTGTATGATACAAGATTATCCACTACCGTGCCTCATTGGTTAAGTGGAGCTTACAAAATAAAAGGATTTTCTCACGAAATAGATGTGAGAAGTGGATACCGCACTAAATTTTCGTTATATCGACCTCGTCTTGCTTATAACAACAACCCTATAACACCAGCCCTGGAGAATGAAAATGCCGATTAAATCTGAAGTTGCCGCGTTAGGTAAAGATTACACCCCGATACAAGAAGAAATAGCGTCACAGACAGCCATGAAAGTTAATTTTTTGGCGTTTGGAGTCGTAAGAGAATGCTTAGACAGCGAACATGCTGGACGAATCAAGGTTGCTTGTGCTGCTTTTCCAAGAGGAGAGGAAGTATGTGATTATGTCTCCCCCATAGCCGGAGGAGATTACGGTATGTTTGCAGTTCCAGGAATAGGGTCAACCGTTCTTGTTGGACAAACATCATTTCACGACCCTCCTACCCAATACTTTTGGATGGGGTGTTTGTACACTCCCGGTAATGAATCATGTGATACTATAAAAACTCAGCCTTACATAAAAGAGGAGTCTGGTGTACAAATGGCTCGAACCGTAGTAAAGGATAACGGGGAGGAGGTAACTCATGATTTAAAAGTTTCTTACGGCACCCCCGATGAAAATTCCCTTTACGGAACGAACCATCTCCCTGACTCATTTGTTTTAAAACATCCGTGTGGACATACGTTCGTGATGACTGATAAAAAATCATCCCAAACCATTGAAAAATTAATAAAAATAAAAACGGCTGAAAATAAACGTTTGATAATGAGTGATGGTCCTCCTAGTGCAGGGGGAGATAATATATTATTAGCTGATGAGAACGGAAATCAACTGCGCATAACTTCAAATGCCAAAGCCACAGAAGCCGAGGACACCGGCGTTACAGATAACTCAATAGTATTGCAGTCTAAGGGGCTGCAGACACTTCAAAGTTTAAATGGAGGAGTTATGGTTTCCGTAGGAAAACTTTCCTCAGACGATATTGAGATTGCTAATGCCGGGAACGGAGATATCAACATCGCGGCTTTCGGTAACGACGGAAGCAAAGTGAGGATTCAAGCACCCAAACAAAAGGGACGAATAGAATTATCATGCGGAGACTCTTCTATTATTATCAGCAATGAAGGTATTAGAATAAACGCTCCGGATATTTCCATCAATGGCGGCGGTGGTGATGTGAATGTTAATAACATCAGCCTTACGAACCATACCCATCAGGAGAGAGGAAAAGGTAATATGACCAGCACACCTAAATAATAAGACACCATGACAACGTTCTCAGAATCAACAATACTGCAAACCCCCACTCAAGGATTGGTGGGGATGAGTAACGCAATGGAGGTAGAAAAAGCTAGTTTGTTAGCTTCGATGCAATCCAAAAATGCCAAAATAGCTTCATTAGAAGGTACAAGTGTTATCCCCACTCCCACCAACGGAAAAGTAGGTATTGCAACAGGTGGAGAGCCTTTGGCACAAAGCATGACAGAGGCTGGCGGAGCGGCTGCACAATCGTTTGCTAATGGCGCATCTTTAATGAATTCAGATACCATGAATCCAAGCGGGTTAGATGTATACGTCCCCGGAACTACTTCATTCTTACCTTCAAAAGAACAAATAACACAAGCGGCTTCTCAAATCAATAGTTTCTTTGACACTGCTAGTATGATTAAAGATATGAGTGATGAATTGCGGTCAAAAATAGCTCTTCTTAGCCAAGAACGTGATACTTTATCCACGCAAGTAAATGATATTAATGAAAGCCAGCTTAAAATACAAGAAGTGATTGAGAAAAGAGCTTCAGGAGAACTTCCAGAACCAGTTTTAAATTTATCATCACTTCAAACCGATGGGTTAAACTCTAAAGCCGTAGCCCTTATTGAAGAAACTATAGGGAATACCGTTGAATTTATTGATAACACTATTGTTGCACCTTATAACAACAATCAAATATTAGTTGCAGCCCTACAAGCACAAGCATCAGGAATCGGAGATTTTGAATCTGTATTTGATTTAGATTATGGTCCTCCAATCTCCGCAGGAAACAAATTTGTTTTGTCTCAAGACGGTTTATATTATGATTCACGAAATGAGAAAGTGCCCCAAATAGTCCCTAACCCCGTTTCACCTACTTCATGGACTTTAGATTTTGATTCTAACAAAGGTGGGCGTGGTGTTACCTTTACAACAGAAGAAGGATACGACCAAGCGGGTACTATATTTGATTTAGAAATTGATTTAGGAGAAAATAACCAGAGAGTTTTAGATTTTTATAAGTACGATGACGTGCTACAACAATTCGCAGACGACAGAATGTCTCAGCTTAGCGAAGTTTCAGGTTATATTGCTGAGATAAAAGCAGAGGGCTATTCCGAAAGCGACGCCGTCGTCCAATCATATTATGGTCAGCTAGGAGGAGTAGCCGCAACTTACGACACCAAGATACGAAAAAGAAAAAGACAGTTAGAAATAGCTGCAATTTATGGTCGCGATAAGTTTTTTGTTACAGACCGTACGCATCCCTTGGGAGAAGGTATTTTCTTTGAGTATAATCCTCCGGTCGGTAAGAGTTTTGAGTATAAACTAGATTATAATGACCTCCCCGACGATATAAAATCACTTTCATTTATTAACACTGAAAGCGGTCAAACGTTTGCTTGGAACAAAGCTGAAAACCGCATAGTTGATACCCCTCTACCGGATAATATTCTAGCCGTGCAAGGTAGTTGGACCGAAATTCCTAGAGTCCCTATTAATGATTTTTCGTATTTACAAAATTCAGATATCCCTTTAGGCATACAAAGAAAAATTACTTTGTTCTCAGAAGATTTAGATGCTGTAGTAGCACCATTCCAAGCCAGATACGTAGTCGCTCCAGACACCCCCGATAATTTCACCGAACAACTTGCAGTGGATATGATTGGGTACGGCGATTGGGTACATCGAGAATCATCTGGAAGCTTTAGCTCAACAACCCCGATGTATAAATCATTAACAGACGATATTGTATCTGATGATTTATTAATTTGTTATAATTTCTTGGACCCGGAAGCGGTTACCCAACCATCAGGAAACGTATACGCCTTAAATAATGCTGCGGAAGGTTCTCCAAGAATGGATGGAAAGTTAGTAGCGTACGAAAAATCTTTTGTTTTTCCGTCTGGTGTAGGCACAGCGTTTATGGGAGGTACGCTTTTCAATGTAGAAGGTAAATACGATTCTTCTTGGGAAACTCAATATGGTTCATACGTAAGGCTTCCTAACATAACAAAAGATTATGTGGAGTTTGATACACCAAACAATGGAAGTAAAGAACTTGATAATTTATTTTATAACTCTAAAGGTGTATCTTTTGATTTTTGGAGCTATGTCCCTGATTGGACAACCACTACTTTTAATTCGTACCACCGCTATAGATTAGTTCTAGCTAACGAAAACAGTGGACCTGTAAATAATGATTATCTTACCGCAACTAATGTTAGGGAAACACCTGACGGTATAACTACCAACGCCAGCCGAACCTTAGGTATGATGATGGGTTGGAGAGACCCAGGCTGCCCTGAGGGTAATGGAAGCTCAAAATTTTTATCCCCAAGTGGAACTGAATTTATAATCGCTCCTACCGTATCCCAAAACCAATATTATACCGAGGACCCAACCAAATCTTGGGGACACAGTATTTGTATAGCCGAAAAATGGAACGTAGACACTAAAGCACCTGCGTCAGGAGTTACCGAAGCCTTGGGTTTGTATATCCCCAGCGGAACTCGAACTGCAGATGGTTCAGGCATTATGGAGGTGAGTGCAGGTTATATGCATTTCAATGTTTCTTTCGATTATGAATCCAACGAAGTAAGAGTGTGTTTAGATGGAGAATTACTAACAACTTCATCTGTGACTGATGTTCTAGGAGTAAACCCTGGAAAAGTTCAACTTCCTACTCCAGTGGATATTGATTTGGTAGGACAATCACAAAACATAGCTTTTAATAACCCGACAAAAGAATCCTTTTTAGGAAATAATTCACGTTATGACGAGTATACCACACCTGAGCGTGTCGCTTTCCCGGTGTTTACACCTTGGATTATCGGCGGAGGATACTCCGACAATGTACCGAGTATTCCAGGAACAGCTTACAGACCAATGGGTTTCCTCGGAAGTAACACCAACAACACTTACCAAGGAACAGTGCAAGGAGATGCGGTAGCGACCGACACCGTAGGCACCAAAGGCGAGTTTCTGGTAGGTCAACACACACCTCCTCTTGCGTCAGGAAAAGGAGGGACCGAATCCTCCAGGTTCCAAATCCCTAGAAGTGGATTAGACGGATATGTAGGAAGTTTTAAGATTTACGCAAAACCTCTATCTACTACAGAGGCTAAAGATAATTTCGAAGCTCAGAAAGGCTTCTTTAAAAATGTTTTAATACCTACCCCATAATCATGGCAAATTTCGAATTACAATATTTAAAAGCTCCTGGTAAGAATAGAATACAAGGCATAGCTTATCCTATGCGTCTAGATGGGGTTGGTGGGTATTTAACATCCAACGAAGATTTAGGTTCATTAAGAGATTGTGTTGTACAGTTAATCATGACTCCGCGAGGTTCTCGCGTTATGAGACCTGATTTCGGTACAGATTTACGCAGCAGTTTATTTGAACCCCTTAACGCGACATTGGTGGAAAATTTAAGAAGCCAAATAATAGATACTATAACTAAATACGAGCCTAGGGTCATCGTAAAAGACTTAGGACTTTTTCCTAATTACGAAAACAACAGCTTATTAGTAAAATTAATAGTTACCTCGAAGGATGACCTTCTCAATGCACAAACAGTGGAGTTATTAGTATGACACAACAAGATTTTTCTAAATTTTTCCAAGGCTTATATAATGTATCGGGATTTGATGGCACTATTGAATCTGATTTTTTAAAATTAGGTTCGATACCAGATAACTCCAAACCAGATTTAATTGATTATAATTTAAATGGGTTTGATGATTATAGGTTAGCACTACAAGATTATTTAAAAACGGTTTACCCTTTAGATTATAATAACTTTGCTGCATCTGACTTAGGTCAAATGTTGGTGGAGATGTTCGCTTA